CGAGGATGGTGAACGAAGCGCCCCGCGACGTTGTCGCGCGTTCCGAGCTCGGACATCTAAGTATGTCCGCCGCGCTCTTGCTGACTGGGGGTATGTCTTTGGACATCCCGCCCCCAACTTCTCTCTATCTGGCGACTGCTTAGAGCAGAGTCGCCAGGTAAAGAAGCTTCTAGGTTCCTGCCCGAGTAACGACCATAGGGAAGTTATGGCCTGGCAGTCCATCAAGAAGGGTCTTCCGGATTCATGCGGGTGCATGACCGGTCCTTTGATGGAGAAGCTTGTGGAGGGAGTTCGTCGACCTAGACGTCAACTCCCCGTCGGTTACCTGCGATTTGTTGCCCAGCAAACATCCCGTCTTTTCTCGAAAGGATGGGATCTGGGCTACGAAGAGCAGGTTCTTCTCACATCTCCGCCGCTTAGTGCAACGACCGATTCGACTCGATCTGAGGGAGGCGCATTAGGTACCGGGATTGATCACAGTTGCTTTCTTACGGAAGCCCTCTGTGGTCCTTCTCGGCCTGATCGCCCGGCCCCTGAAGCCGAATTGATCGTCGTCCAGTCAGCTGGGAAACCTCGTCCTCTGACGAAGTTCTCATCCGACGAGCTTCTCCTCCGACCACTTCACAAGACGATTTACAACCACCTTTCGAGGTACAAGTGGTTGTCTCGAGGTGACGTGTCGGGCGAGAAACTTGCGAAAGCGGGGTTCCACCAAGGGAAGGGTATCCTTACATCAGGCGACTACGCTTCGGCTACCGACAATTTGTCGATCGAAGTCGCGGAAGTGATCTTGGGTACTATCCTTGCCTCTTCCACCGTTTTACCTGCCTCTGTTACTGAGAGGGCAATGCAGATTCTCCGGCCGATCCTTTATTGGGTCGACGGTTCGTCAAGTTGCCCCCTCTCGTCGAAGAAGTATGTAGGTCGCCCTTCCATCGGACAGATGATGGGCTCCTACCTCTCTTTCCCTCTGCTTTGCCTGCAGAATCGCATTGCGTACTTGTACGCTATGCGGTGCTCAGGGCTCAGCTGGAAAGAGACGGTATCAGCCCCCTGTTTGATAAACGGGGACGACATACTATTTCAGTCGACGAAAGAGGCATCGGATGTGTGGATGGGGAAAGTCGGAGAGCTTGGGCTCGAGGTCGAGCGAACAAAGACTTCTGTAGACGGTGAGTACGGTTCTTTGAACAGTACTCTGTTACGTTTTGTAGGTGGCTACCTTCGGGTCGTGCCTACATTGCGTTTCGGCCGTCTACGGTCGTCTGAGTTCGTGAACTCGCTTGGCAGGGAGTTTTCCTTGTTTCTTTCAGGTGTCACCAGTAACCAGCGTTTCCGCGCCGGGTTGGTCTGGTTCCGCTCAAAACTTCGCTCTTTGCGGTCAACTAGATTGACTCTTCATGAGCTCGGTTTCCGAGGGACACTTGCTTGGAGACTTGGAGGACTCTTCAAGTTGGCTCTTTTCGATCCTGAGCCTGTTCTGGTTCCGTCTCCGCCCGTTGGGCACGGGATTACTCTCTCTTCTGAGGAGTTTTCTCGGTTGCCGGAGGAGGAGACGACAGAAGAAATTCGCCAAATGGCGGCAAGGGAAACGGCAGCATGGAAGTTCACTTTGGACTTTTCCTGTTGTCGCGTTAAGGCAGCACTAAGGTACTGTCTTGCCCTTTCCTCCATTAGGAGGGTTGAACCTGTTTGTGGACCGGTTCGCTCCGTGACTTTCCGTGGCTCCCAGTTCTCTGGAGCTAGGTTAAGTGATGTGAATCGGCGTCGAAGGCTAGAGAGAGAAGCCTTCGGACAACCGCGAGAAGTTGGTGTGCGGTCTGTTGCGATTCCCGATCGCTTATTGTTCGATCAGGACAATTTGTTTCGGGAATCGGAACCCCCCCCAGCGTATGAGTGTGGTCGGTCTGAGTGCCAAACCGCACGGAACGTCGTCGGGCCCGCTATGGACGATAAGAAATAGTGGGTGCTAGACCCGTAGAATGAGAGTGGTTGCACAGCCAAGAGGCTTGTGAGGAAAGCCCGGGCCCCCTACCTTCTGTGGTAGGATAAGCCGCGTACTCCCGCACTAAGCGATTTGCTATGACAATGGCAATGAAAAGACCTTGCGTTTCAGGTCATCGTTGGGGGGCGTGGGCCCGACGTTAGTACTCCACGGCTGTAGGGGCGGGGCATGACTCCGCGGCCAGGAAATCAATCCCTGGTAGCTACTCTCACCTTCGGAGAGCAGGATGTAGGCGTGTTGTAGGACACCTGAACCTGTGTTTAGTAAGAC